CTGCGTAAGCTGCGTGGTCATTTTCTCAGTTGCGGCAGCGCCGAGGTCCATCGGCTTCAGCAGGCTGCCGACACCGGCCGCAACATCGCGCAGCTTGAACCGCGATTCGCCGGTCTTTTTCGCGAACTCGTCCAGCCCGTCCGTCACGCGCTTCATTCCAGCCTTACCGAACGTGACCTCCAGCAAGTTTGCTGTCTCGTCAGCGTCTGCGGCGAGCTTCACCATCCCACCCGCAGCGACCGCCGCAGGCAGTGTGATAGCCATCGTCATACCACGACCAATGGCCTGCATCTTCTTGCCCGTCGCACGCATCTTCGACGCGAGCGAATCCATCTCACCACGAGCCTGACGCGTATCACCACGCGCCTGAACCAGCAGATTGTAGGCCTTAGCCATTCGGCACCAGCCCCTGAGCACGCGCCTGCTCAACACTCATCGTCGGAGCACCACCACCCGCACCCTCGGCATGCTCCTCAGCACGCTCATTCAGGCACTCAACCGCCAACTGGTACTCCCACAACTCCAAGTCCCCCACCTCGCTAGGCCGAACCCCGAGCTGCTCCCACAACGCAAAAAGCGTCCACCGCTGCTCAGGCGTCAGCCGTTTCCCGACTCAACCCCACCCAGGATCTGCTTCTGCACCCAACCAGCACTCGTAGCAAGAGTCTGCAGCGAAAGATCATCGGCATCCCAACGATCAGCGATCGTGTCCGCCAACCCCTCCGCGTCCTCCAGCATGAACTCCAACATCCGCCCCAAAGCATGCGCCTCAGTCTGCTCCTCAGCATCCTCCGGCAGATCACGAAGCTCACGCTCCAGATCCTCGATACCAGCCAGCACACGCTTCGTCGCAGGACGAACCTTGTATTCCTTGCCGAACAGACGGATCGCCTTCCGACGAACCTTCGTAGGGTCAAAGACCTCAGTAGCCATTCATGGCCTCCCCCCGCTCTACAGGCGGGATCAGTCGGTGTAATCGCGGATGTCCCACACGTTCTCGCCACTCGGCGGCTGCAGCGCCTTCCACGCCGCCGCAAACTTCGTAGCCTCCTCACGGGACGCAACGAACTCCACATCCGGCATCCCGACACAACGCGCAATCCGCACGCGACGAGGCGCAACCTCATCATTCGGCGCCTGCAGCTCGAAGCCAAGCGTGTACTCCGTCACCGTCGGCTCGGTCGCACCCTCAAGCACATCCGTCGAACCAGACGTGGAGAGCGTGCCGTACCCCAGCACGTACTTCAGGTTCGACATCGTGGGCTCCATCAGCGTCGCCTGAAGCTCCGCCGACTGCGCCGTCACGTACGCACGCTCCTCGAACGTGGACTGATCCACGCCCACATACGTGCGCTCATCCGAGATGCTGAGCGTAATGCCCTCAGTAAAGCCGAGCTCCACCCAGTTGCCGCCCCACGCACCATCCTTCGCGGTGGTATCCGCAGGAAGCGCCTCAACGCTCGCGGAATCGTATGCGGCGATGTACAGACGCCCGTATCCAAGAGCGATGTTCGCGTTCGAGGTTGCCACCCGTCAGTCCTCCGTGACCAGCTCCAGAACACGACTCGCCGCTGCCGCAGCCTTCGCGTCCTTCTCCTGGAGCCGCACGGGATGACCGCGACGCACCTGCACACCGTCAAGATCCACCACATCCACATTGGATGCAGCACGAATACGCACACTCGCGTACCGCGCGGCGGACTTCGACTTTGCAGGCTTGGCGTCGCTGCTCATGCGTGGACTCCTCCACGCCGAACCGCACGACCGCTACTCGTTGCGCAAGCCGCTAGGGAGCGACGTACCTCGGAACCACGCTCAACACGATCTCGGTCATCATCTCGCGATGCCCGTCAGCGACCGCAACAACCGGCGTGAACGTGGTGGATTCGATGTCCACGCTGTTCACCGCACGCGTCAGGCTGCGGTCTGCACCGAGCGCGTCGTAGATGTCGCGAACCTGATTCTTCGCGTCATCCCACGCAAGGCGAGGGTCTTTGTTCATGCGGGTGTAGATCCGCAACTCGTAGCGGACCATCCCGACCGTGAAACCCTGATCGTGGCCGCGAGCGGCAGGCATCACATCCGTCGGAACCAGCGTGCAGGCTGGCAGCGTGCCGATCACGTCTGGCTCGTAGCGGTAGAACGCGGCCTCCGACAGGGTAGTTGCGACTGCCGCCTCGATCGCGGCCTCTACGGTATCGAACGGCTCAGCAGCCATCAGACCGCCACCCCTCCCTCAATCGCGCCCGCGCGACGCATCTGCAGCTCCAGACGCTCACGGAGCTTGTCGAGCACCAACCGCTCGCCCTCCGCGGCGAACACCCGCAGGCTCGATTTCATCACCCGCTGAGGCTTCGTACCGAGATGCTCCACCTGCGAGTAGTAGCGGCCCTGCACCTTCACCACACGGCCCGGAATCACCTTGCTGGGGATCATGTGCCGCTTCGTTCCGGACTCCAGCCACGTCATGATCGACGCAAAGTTCGCGCGCGAATGGAACGGGTGCTTCTTCCACTGCGCAGACTGCTCGTGGCCCACGTAGACCGCGCCGCCCTGCGCCTGCCAGATCCCCAGGTGCTTCATCGTTTCGCCCGTATCACGGTGATCCGACAGTTCTGCGCGGACCTGATCGAGAAGTTCCTCGCCCCACGGGCCACGCAGGATCTCGTTCAGCACCTCGTCGAGCTGCCGTGAGAAGTCATGCAGGCCGCGTCGGAACTCGTCCAACCCCTCGATCTTGTCGATGCGGATCGCACCACCACGACCAAGCGCACGGTTCACCTTGCGCTTCTGCATCGATGCGAACGAGCGCTGCATATACGCATCAGCAGACTCGTTCTTCTTCCACTTGAGCGGCTTCGCCATCAGAACACTCTGACGCGGTACGGCTCGAGCAGCGACTTCGCCATGCCCGGAAGCATCGGCCCGCTCGACGGGGACACATCCGAATCCATGAACTGCCCACGCGCAGCCGTACGCGCAATCATCGACGCAACCGACAGGATGCAGGCTCGCTCCACCGGCTCCGGCACGCTTGGGTAGCCCCAATCGCCCGTGACCTGCACCACGCGCTCCTGCGGCCACTGATTCGCATCACTCCGCGTCACCGAGTAGCCGCGCAGCACAAGCCGCGTATACACCCCGTCGATCGTGCCGAGCGGACGCATCGCATACTCGTCCGACGCGAGCGTCGTGGGAGAGTCCCCGTCCGTGTCGATCTGCACGCTATCGACCGACCGCAGCACGAACGGTGCGATGTTCAGCACGCCACGCCCCTGATACGTGAACGACTTCGCCGCCGCCTCCTCCGCAGGCAGAAACCGCCGCTGTGTGTAGTTCGTGATCGCATCCGACGCGACCGTGATCAGCGACGAGATCAGAGCATCCGTATCAGTGTCGTTCGCATCGCTGATCTGCAGATGCTCCCGAACCGCAGCGAGATCAGTGAGATCCTGCGCAGCCATCAGTCAACCTGCTTCTTCGGGCGGCCCGGACCACGCTTCGACCGTGCCGCAGCCGGCTTCGACTCCCGCGTGGAACGCTTCTCAGCGGCAGTCTTGCGGCCACCGGGCACCTGATCGGGATCGCCACCATGCGCCGCGACCTGCTCGCGGATACCTGCCAGCCGCTCCTCACGCGACGAGGCGTACTGCGCGCCACGCGCCACCATCTCCGCCTCACGCAGAAGGGCCGCTACCACCGCCTCGTTCTCATCCCCACGGTCCGGCTTCGTGGTATCAAAGTGCAGCGCCATCATAGGCCTCCTCAGCCTCGTATTCCGCAAGCGGACGAACCGCCTCTACCTGCGACTCATCACGCGCCTGGTAGTACGCCGCGCGTGTCTTGTCGCGAACCTGTGACCGCATGCGATTGCGGTTCTCGATCGTGACGTGGAACCGGAGCGCATCATCATGGTCGGGGCGATTTTCAACCGCGCCGTCCTTGCCCCACGCTTCGATCGTCACGCCCTCGTCGTTCTCACCCACATAGTTGTAGTGGTAGCCAACGACACGCATATCGTGCAGCGCGAGCCAGAAGCGGCCCTGCGCAACCTCATAGCGGTAGTCGATCGGGAAGCTCGCGGAAGCCTTCTCGCGCTCAGGCGTTTCGGCAGGATCGGCCTTCTCCCACAAGCACACCCGCACACACGCCGCCCCACGCTCACGAGCCTCATCGAGCTGCGTCGTGATGAACTCGCGCGGAGCGGACTCCGCGACCACCTCGTCCGCGTCCAGCACAAAGAACCAGTCTTGCATCGGGGTTGCATGCACCAACCCCACGCGGAACAGGTGCGTGCGCTTCTCCATCTCGTCACGCCACGGACGCTGCGCCGACTCCACCGTCACCCCAACACCAGCAGCATTCGCAGCATCCACGATCGCGTGATACTCCGCAGTACCCGACCGCACACGATCATCCGGGTACTGCTCGTACCGCCCATCGACAGCAACGATGTGATCACAAACCCGAGCCATCGACGTGACACACGCAGCGAGACGCGCTGGCGACTCATCGAACCACGACAGCAGGCCAACGATGCGCGTCATACGCCCACCGCCTGCGACGCCATCAACCGATGCGCATCCACCGCCGACTCGCTACCCACCAGCGGCGCACCCTCAAGAAACGCATCAAGCTCCCGACGCAGCGCATCCCCAGCGTCGACCTGCAGTCGAGCACCATCCGGCAGAATGATCGTTTCCGAGTGCTCCAGCACGGTCGCGTGCGTCCCATCCTCGAGCCGCAGCGTCGCAACCCGCGAATCCATCCCAGCATCATGCCGACACGACACCTGGAACTCGCCTGCGCCAAGCCACACCGCTACGAACGCCGCATGCGCGCCAAGATCAAGAAGCTCACTCACCTCATGGCGAGGCGGGCGATTCGAGTGGCGGACAGCCTGCACGCCCACCACCCCCGGCAGATGATCCACCACCCACCGATACAACTCGCTACCAGCCAGCGTATAGCCGACACTGACCTGCACATCCCGCGCATCAGCAGCCGCGACCACATCCAACAGCTCATCCTCGGATTCGCACCCGGGCTTCTCGAGCCGCAGATCCGTCAACGCGGGAAGCATCTCCAACAGCCGCAGCGCAACCTCACGATGCTTCGACGGCGGCACGGCAACCACCGCATGCGTCACCCGGTAGAAGTCCAACTCCCCAGCATCCGCAGCATCAGCACACGGATGGTACGGATCAACGGACGCGACCTCCACACCCAAACCGAGGAGCTTGTCGTAGACGCGCTGCCCCCACGAACCAAACCCCACCACGAGACACGTCGGCGCGTTCACTTGATCCTCCGCGCCGGAACCCCAGCCCACGTCGAATCCGGAACGTCGATGTCGCGCGTCACCGCAGCGCCAGCAGCGATACGCACGCCATCCGCAATCTTGACGTGCGGGATCACACTCGCGTTCATCCCGACACGCACGCGCTCACCAAGCGTGCAGCACCCACCGATCACAGCATTCGGCGCGAGCTCGCAATCAGCGCCAATGTGCGCGTCGTGACCAACATGCGAACCCGCCATCAGCAGCGCACGCGGACCAATCACCGTCGCACGATCACACCCAGCATGCACCCGCGCAAACTCGCGGATGATCACACCCTCACCGATGATCGCCGGATGCGACGACGAGCGATCACGCCACTCCCCAGGAGTACCAACAACAGCATCCTGCGAGACACGCGCAGACTCGTGGACCATCGGAAAGGCCCACTCCGTATCACCAATCCGAGCGGGAGAGACCGGCTCCCCGCCCGAGGCGTGCCCATTCGTGGGCTTCACCATTGGATCACCTCGGGTCTAGGTTGAGTATCAGAAGCTCGGTGCCACGAGGCCCGTGCCGTTGATCGTCGCGAACGCCTCGGGAGCGTGCTCGACAACCCACGTGCAGTCCTGCACGGCCTTCACCGTCACGCCGTCTGCCTTGAAGGACGCCTCGCGGCTCACATCCAGCATCACGCTGGACTCGAACAGCAGGAGCTGATCCCACTTCGCGACGTACACGATGTCCTGGTTGGTGCCAGCGCCCACCGTGGTGGGGATGTTCGCGTCCGCGTAGATCGGCAGGCCCATCATGCTCAGGCCGGTGAAGCCCTCAGCGCGAGGAGCGGCACCGTCGTAGTGAGCGAGCGGGTTCTGCGCGACATCCATCGGAGCGACCACCGGGCGGTTGCTCGAATCGAGCGACTGCATCAGGTCACCCACCCTTCGCGGGTGCATCAGAATCGCAGACGGAGCCTCAAACCAAGAACTGTTGATCTGCTGGATCGCGTCCGCAACCTTCGGGTAGAGGGTCGCAACCGTCGGCGTAGCCTCGGTGTACGTCACCGCGTTGATGCCGGAAGCACCGTCGATGGACTGCGGATCGCTGGACGCATCCAGCATCAGCGAGTCCTTCTTCGCAGCAACCTGCTTCGCGAGGTTCTGCACGATCACCGCATCCGCACCGGGGAACGAGCGCCGCACCAGCAGGCCACTGATGTCCTGCACGCCGCCAATCGCGACGATGGACTCGGTAGCCGCGCCAGTGGTAGCGTCGGTCTCCGTAAGCGCGTTCAGCGGGGACGCCTCAGTCTGCACGCCCGCACCAGTGTTGCCGGTGATCTTCGGGATCGTGACCGACTGGCCCTGGTAGCCGTCGAGGCTGACTTTCGTAGCGAGCGACGCGGCGACCGCACCAGCGATGCGGCCCTGCACGAACAGCTCCTGCAGGTACAGCGGCGGGCTCAGCTCGCCACCGTTGCCAGCGTTGATGTAGAGGTCACGCTTCTCGACCTGGCCCTCAGCAGCCGCGTGGCGCTGCATGCGATCGAGAGCGTCCGTGTCGCCATGCAGGCGCACCGCAGCAGCATCAGCGAACCACGACACATCGCCGCGCTCCTGAGCGTACACCGGCCGCTCACGCACCTCCGCGCTGCCAGCAGCAGGCTTCTCAGCGCGCTGCTCGCCACCAAGCAGATGCTCGAGACCAGCGACGCTGCGAAGCTCCGCACGCTCAGCGCGCTGCTCCAGCATCGACTTCAGCGAACGAACGCGGGCGATGTCCGCCTCGTTCTCAGCGCGCTCCTCATCCGTGAGCTCGCGCTTCTCATCGAGAGCAACCGTCTCGCGCTTCTCGATCGCGTCGAGCAGAGCATCGCGCTCCTCGACCAGCTTGGCGTTATCCATCCGTGGTGCTCCTAGTGACGATCTGCGCCACGCAGGAACGCGCGGCCGGTTCACCACGAACCGCACCCGCTAGATGGATTGCGCAATGTCAGCCCAGATCGAGCCGACGCAGAAGCTGATCGACCCGCAGCGAACGATCCTTGCCACACCGGCAATCCTCGCCACGCTCGCCGCACGCCTCACACATCTCATCCGCATCGTCACCCTCCTCCTCGGGGGTGTCCATGCGCTCAGCCTCGACGCTGGTGGGCTGATAGGCGGGGAACGTCACCGCCGACACCTCAAGCAGCCGATCGACCTTCGTGACGTGCCAATGCTCCAGCCCATCCTCAGTCTCGCCACGATGCTCCTCCGCACCGATCACGAACCCAAACGACATCTGGCTGATATCGCCACGCTCCACCGCGAAGTAGAGATCCCGAGCACGCTGGCTACGAGCGTCGAGGTCCGCCTCGAACCGCAGTCCCTTGTCGTCCACCTCGAGCCGCATCGTGTCGTTCGTGGTGCGTGCCAGGGGCGTGCCATCATGCTGCTCCAGCATGCGCACGTCGAGCTCGCGGCTGGACATCACCTCGTCGAATGCGCGCTTGTCGATCGTCTCGACCATGCTGCCCATGCGCTCGCTCTTGGTGTCGAACACCACCGCGTAGCCACGCAGCCGGAGGATCGTGCCGTCACCCTCGGCGCGGGTTTCGGGGGTGTCGTCCACCTCAACCCACGCATCCACGCTTCGCACATTCACATCAGCCATCCGTGGCTCCCGTCCCCTCGCCAACCTGACCGGTTGGGTTGTGCAGCTTGTCGCCACCCTCAGCGGGCGGCATTCCCTCGGAATCGCGCGCCTCATCCGGCAGCAGGAAGCCCCCGTTGATGCCGGTCGCATACATCCGATACCGAGCCTCGATGTCCGGCCGGATCACCTCGTCCGTATCGAAATGCGGCGTCCAATACGAGTTCCGGCCAGTCCCGAACAAGTCCTCGTCCATGTCCAGCGCCGACTCCACGAACCGCAGGATCGGCTTGAGCGAGAACTTCATCAGGTGGATGTCGTTGTACGTCGCGTTCTCGTACCTGAGCGACGCGCCGGACTCCCCACCAATGAACGACGACGGGATGTTGAACATTCGCGCGATGTCATCCACGCCGTACTGCATCTGCTCGATGAACTGTGCGTCCGCGGCCGACAGCGAAACGGCGGAGTACGTCGCACCACGCGGCAGCACGGCGACCTTCCCCGCGTTATCCGCACCACCATACGTCGCCTGCCACGACTCGCGGATCGCCTCGATCTGCTCGTGCGTCAGATTCTCCTCAGACGACAGCACACCACGCGGAACCGCACCGCCATGCCACACCTTCCCCTGGTACTGCTGCGCTGCCGCCGCGTTCCCCAGCGCGTTGCGCTGCAGCGACACTGGAGAGTCACCACGAAGCGTCTCACCCGAGAGCGTCCATGCCTTCACATGGATGATTGACGCGCCCGTCAGGCCCGTCACCATCGCTGAGCCGTCCTTCGCCAGCACGTCGTACCGGATCGAGTAGTCCTCGGCACGGTAGACCTGCACCGACTCGGGGTGCAGTAGATGCAGCTCGGGTGTTCCCAACTCGTCCGTTGCTGGAGTCTTCGCTAGAAACGCGTTTCCATCCGTCAGCACATGCGCTAGCACACTCGTCCAGAACGCGGGCGCTGCGGTGTAGTAGTTCGGGATCACGTTCAGGCGACGCCCAAGATTGCTAGGCGGAACGACCTTCCCCGCATCATCCATCACCCGCAGCGGCAACATCCCACCAGTCTGCGCCAGCAGCCGAACCGCACTGTAGAACGCAGGCAGGCCAGCCGCCGCCGTCCGCGTCACCGCCATCCCCGAATACGCCGCCGACGCAGGCATCGCATACCGCACGCCCTGCGCAGGCGTCGCAACCGAAAGGATCGAATCGCTGCCCGTCCCAACGATCACGACGCCACCCCCGTCAGGAACAGCACCCGATCACGCGGCACATGCGTCTCACCGACACCCTGCGGCGTCACAAACTTCCCATCAGGCCCCTCCACACGCACATCAGCAAGCGAGAAGAACCCGCCACGCGAATCAAGCAGCACACCCTCAACGGTGCGCCCCGTATCAAGGTGGAACTGGAACCGATGCCGAACCCGAGGCTTCATGCACGGAACCGCGCCCACCCCAATCCATGCATACCTAGATAACCATCAGCCCATCCGCGAGCGAGTACGCGTCACCCTCCGCATACTCCGACAC